ATGAAACAGCAACACAAAAACCTACTGATGGCACTGATTATCACGTTAATCGTGATTGCCGCTATCAACAACATCAGCGTGCTCAATCCAGTGCGTGAAACTCTTAACGGCGAAAATGGGTGGTTCTAATGGAAGCACTAAAACAACCTTTTAACCCGCGTCCACGTGAGCTTGACCCTGTAGAGGGTGTGAACTGGGGCAACCAAGCCACCTTGCGCTTGGTATCGGGTCCAACTTACCAAAACATTGAACTGGTGACGGATATTCTTGATGCGGCAGACATTGAGCGCATCACGGTGAAAGTGAACGGCCGTGAAATCGTCAACGTGACGGGTCAAGACCTGTTCGACTTGCAAGAGCACAAGAAAGAATACGTGCAAGCGGGTCGCTACGTGCTGAACTTCTCGGATTTGTCGATGCGTACCAAACTGGGTATCCGTACAGGTGAGCTAGTCACGCTGCAAGGCGAAATCTGGTTTATGTACATCCAGCTAAAAGCCAAAGCGGGTGCCGCGGCACCAATGATTCGCGCTCGTGCTCATACCACGGCGGCGCAAAGCCAACGCATTTACATGCCGCGCATCTATTCGCAAACGTGGTACGCCGCATCAAGTGGTCGCACACCGTTTGACTTTGCCGAGCGTAGCGCGGCGCTGTCTATCAAGCGTTTGCACCTCAAAGACAACACGATTGAACGCGTTCGCGTTCTGCGTGATGAACGTGAAGAGCTCAACGTCAACAAGACCGATAACGCCTACGACTTAGCCGCGGCGGGTCGTGAGCAGAATGCGGGCTTCTTCTCGATGGACTTCACGCGTTGCGGTTTTGGTAGCGAAGCGCGTTTGCCAACGGCGGCCATGAAACAACTGGCGTTTGAAGTGGAAAAAACGGCACCGGGTAGCATTCCGGTTCTGATTGAAGCCATCGAACAAGTGGCGGTGCCTACCGCGCAATAAGGGGGCGTTATGGCGCAAGAGCAAAGCATGTGGGGTTCCATTTGGGACGGCGTCCTAGAAACGGGCGGCGAACTGATGACCGACGTTACCGATTTGGGCAAGGACTGGCTTGGCGTGAAGATTGAGAACGAAGCCGACCGCGTTCAGTCGAGTAACCCAGATGAACAGCGAAAGCACAATAACGACTACCAACAACCCACGGGTGAGCCTGTGTACACCTCCGCGTTTGCGGGGGTGACCACCACACACCTGATGATGGGGATGCTGTTCGTATTGTTGTTATTGGCGATGTTCTACGTCGCTAAGGGGAAGAAGTAATGCCGTTTATTCCATACCTGATTGCGGGTGCGGTGGGCGTATGGGCGGGCATCAAAATCACGGGCGGTTTTGACCGCATCGGATGGGTGCTCGGTCTGCTTCTGGTGTGTTATGTCCTGTACAAGAAAGGATTCAAATTATGATTGGTGGGCTTTTAGGGAATTCCGGCTCGATGCCAATTAGCGCCAACGGTGGTCCCGCGGTCAGCGGTGCCGATGGCGAATCAAGTGGCAGCCTATCGGTAGGCAATATCAATATGGGCGGGGGCAATTCCACCACGTTGATGATTCTTGTAGTGATTGTGATTGCGGCGGTGTTGCTATGGAAAAAGAAGTAATTGAAGTCGTGACGCAATCGAAACGTGCGCTTGGTGAACTCAAGCCCGCGTTTCGCGCTTGCCCTGATGCGTATGTCGAACTGTGCAAAGCGGTCAAGGATGGCCGCGTGAGTCTGTATCGCCTAATCAGCAATGAAAATGATCTCATCATTGCGGGTGAGCGAGACGGGGAGAACTACTTTTTGTGGGGCGTCGCGGGTCGCGGTCTGCGTTCGGGCATCAAACAACTGGTTAATGTCGTCAAAGCCGCGGGGATGCAATCGTTATCTGCGGATACGGCGTTTCAAGGCGTCGCCCGCTTGGTGCGTTCGATTGGCGTCACCGCCAAGCAAGACGGCGACTTCATTCGTTTGGATTTGGGAGTGCAGTAGATGGGTAGTTCTAAATCAAAATCGAGCAATACCAGTAACACCACTAACGTCAGCGGTCAGAATGCCATTAGTGGCGATAACCTCGGTGTAGCGATTTCGGGGGTGAACAACTCGACCATCAACACCACCATGACCGACCACGGCGCCGTCAATGCCGCCATGGAGCTTGGCGAAAAAGCGTTTGATGAAGCCTTTGCGTTTGGTGGCGAGATGCTCAACAGCAATGAGCGTATTTCGCTTGAAGCGATGGACACCACGCACGACATTGCCGAAACCGCCATTGATGAAGTGGCCGATTTTGCGGGCGATTCCTTGGCGACCTATGCCTCAACCAACAGTGAAAACCTCGATATGTTGGCAGGACTGGCGGGCAACCAAGCGGCGCAGAACTCGAAGAACCTGCAAGCCATGATGGACTTGGCGAAATTCAAACAGGACGGCGGGCAAGTCGAAACGAGCAAGATGATGGTCGTTCTCGCGATTGTGCTTGTGTTGGTGCTTGGCTACGTAATGGTGAAGAAACGATGAACACGCAACTAATCGCGGGTCAAGCCATCCCGCTGACGCCTGATGGCAATTGGCTGTATCTGAAATCGGCGCAAGCTGAGATTGAAGTCTATCGTGAATCGTCCGGCGAGCGCGTCACGCTTGGTAAGTCGTCAGTGTTTAACGTGGGCGAGGGTAAACACCTTGGGCGTTTGCTTATCTCAAGCCGCACCGATAACCAGATTGAAATTCAATTTGGTTTTGGGATGTTCACGCCGCCCGTTGAGGGGCAAAGCGTGGTGGTGCAAGCACTGCCGAATGTGGTGATTGAGCGCATGCCAGGGGTGACGGTGGAACACTTACCCGCGGTAGAAATCGCGCCCAATCAACAACTGGCGGTGAATCAACTGCCTGCTGTGAAAATCGCAGCGAATCAACAGCTCGGCGTCACGACGTTGCCGCCTGTTGAGTTCAAAGCGCCGCAACCCGTGACGGTTCAATCGTTGCCATCGGTGGAAGTGTCTGCATTGCCCGCGGTCACGCTCGAAGCTGCGCAAGTGGTCAAAGTGGATGCGCAAGTCAGCCGCAACCTCATCACCGAAGCGGTGAGCGTGTTCCCGCACAACATTGCGCAAAACGCCACGCGTAAAGCCATCACGATTAAGGCGGCGAAAGCCAACACCGCCTCGGTGTTCATTGATGCGTTTGAACTGGAAGCGGGCGAGCGCATCACCATTGAAAGCACGGCTGACATGACCTTAACGGGCGCGGAGGGTGACAGCGTCACACTGTTGGAGGTGTAACCATGCCGTTGTTTATCTTAATTATTTTTGTTTTTGGAATTGGAGCGTTCACCATGACGACATCAACCACATCAAGCGTTCGCGGGATTCGCATTAATAACCCGCTTAACATTCGCATTGCACCAAATGCATGGCAAGGTAAGGTGACACCGTCACGCGATAAAGCCTTTGAAACCTTTCAAGCGCCCGAATGGGGCTTTCGTGCGGGCGCCATTTTGCTGCGTAACTATCAGCGCCGCCATGAGCTGTACACTTTAACGGAAATCATTCACCGCTTTGCACCACCAAACGAAAACCACACGGCCAACTATGCACGCTTTGTCGCGGGGCGCGTTGGTGTGGGTATGGATGAACGCATTGATTTGGTGAACAACAAACCGTTGTTGGTCGAAGTGCTTCACGCGATGAGCATCATGGAAGTGGGTCGCCACTACAGCAAAAACACGGTGCTGAAAGGCGTCAATCTGGTTTAGGGAGAAACACAACATGTTTGAACGTTCAACATTAAAAGGCTTAACACTGCTTGGCTCGGTTATCGCTGCGGCGACGGGCTACGGCCATTTATTCAGCGTGGAGCTGACTGACACGGGCGTGAATTTTGGCGGCGCGGTTGGCTTAGCCATTCCCGCCGTGATTGGCGCGTATGAGTCGCTGCCGGACAAGTGGAAACCAAGCAAAAAAGTAGGGGGCTTGGATGGAAAACGCCCTTATTAACGCCTTATCGGGTCTGGGGTTTTCGTCCGAGTCGCTGGTCATGTTTGTGCTTATCGGCATGAATCTGAAGTACCAAATCGCCATCAATAAACAGCTTACCCAAGGGCTGCAAGATGTACGCGAAAGCGTGTTGGTGCTCACGGCCAAACAGACAGATTAAAGAGTATTTATCATGACAGATTCAGTTAAACCGCTTCCAACGGGAAGTACGGATAAAAAAGTCGAGCACATTGCCGACTACCTAGAGCGCGCCATGGCAGAAGTGGCGCTTGCTGGCAATGCGCCTGACAACCTATTGCGAAACCCAAGCTTTGCGGAGTATTACAGCGCAACGCTTTCGAATGATATTTTGTACGGCCACGCGGTAGACAAAGCCAAATCTTTTAACTTCATGAAAGGCATTGCAAAACCCATTTGTCCATCGTGGAGCATTGAGGTTCAACACGGCGGCAGTATCAGTTATTGCAAAGTGAAATCCGGCCGATATGGCACAGCCGACCTGCACCAAAACAAGGATGGTAACGCTGTTATGTTTGGTGGTCTTGGTATGACGGGTAACGGTGCCAATGCGGTGTTGTTCCAAGAGTTTGATACACCAACGCTGATTGAAGATGGCGAGCAAAACTACTACGCCTATGTGCGCTGTTGTCAGGCAGGTGGCCCGCAAAAGATTCGCTTTGGTATTTGTGATTTGGACGGAGACGGCAACGCAACCAGTATCCGAGCGTCACGCACCATTGAACTTCCGGCGGGTTTGTACGACGTAAAAGAGTTCTGGCTTGAAATCCCAAGTCTGGCCGAAGGTGGCGCGACCATTAACTATCGTAAACGTGCGTTTTTCATCGAAAGCGCCGCGCGGGGCGTGTTGTCCGTGGAAGGTGCAGGGGTGTACTACGGCAAAGCCGGACAAGTGCCAAAACTCAATTATACCAATCAAGGCATCGGAAAAGAGTTCATTATCACCAAGAAGTTCTCAAAAGCAGACCCAACCTTTTTCCTACCTTGCGTTGAGGGCTGCTACCCAATTGATAAACACCTGTCGTTTATCATCATGGGCAACCAAGGCTTTGAGTTTGAGTTTCAAGCGCGAGACACCGATTTCAGCTTAGGCGATGATGGCACCGTCACGATGTCGAACATTGGTATGGTGAGTTCAACCGCAAACGCGCAGGTTCGTGGTTTCTTTAGCCAAAACCTATACATGAACTTTTTTGATTTTACTACTTTTAGACTCGCCAAAATTATATAAGTAATCAACATAAAGGTTGCTTGTTCATGAAAGCCGGGAAGGAAAAAATACAAGCAATAGAGCAAACTCTATTGATGGTGTGCTGCTGTAAATTCATAATACCCTTGATGATACTGAATTTCTGAGAGGGCACATGGACGAACTAATGCGCGATTATGAAAAATACTGCAACCCATTGAATTTAGATAAATTAATAGAAGAAGGGATCATCAAGAAGGTAGGTAAATCATACTACACTTCCAATTTGGATAACTTATCTAGAGAAATAACGTTCTACTTACGCAAAGCGCCTAAGAAAGTGCGTAACGGTTGGAAACTGGAGTTTATGCACCCCCCAAAATCAATGCGTTAACTGCGGAGCAGAGCCTTAGTGGTAAGGTTCTGCTTTTGGTATTAAGAAGCCAAATGCATCTGATATAATAAAAACTGTTGGTATATAAGTGTATTGTTTGGGGATAAAGATGACAGAAGTCGCTACCTTTTTAGAGCAACATAACCTCTCCCAAGAGGATTGGAGTGCTGCAAATGTATCTTGGGACGTTTTAGAAGAGATTGCTCATGATTTTAATAGACGAAAAAGCGAGTTTGAGCAATCAGCACTGGGTATTGCCGCTGTATTGCAAAAAAACAAATCAGTACATTCTGTTAGATGGCGAATAAAAGACTGCGGACACTTGCTTGCCAAAATAGTCAGAAAGCGTTCTGAAGATAGCCAGAAGTATGCAGATATTAACGCTTCAAACTATGACGAAATCATAACTGACTTAGTCGGTGTTAGAGTTCTTCATTTATTTAAAGAAGAATGGAAGGATATCCAAGACTACATTGACGACTCTTGGGGTGTAGTTGAGGGGCCTACGGTTTATTACCGAGAAGGAGATAAGCTTGAGCAGTTTAGCAGTTGCGATAAACAGAAACACAAGGATGGCTATCGCTCAATTCATAGCATTATTACTACAAGACTTCAAAAAAAAGAAGTCAAAGCCGAAGTTCAAGTACGCACTGTTTTTGAAGAAGCGTGGAGTGAAATCGACCACCAAGTTAGGTACCCCAACTATTCTGATAACGAAACGCTCACTTACTTCTTGAACATATTTAATGGTCTCGCGGGGTATGCCGATGAGATGGGTACATTTGTGAAAAGATTAGCTCATGAAATCACTACAAGCGAAAGGTTAACAGAGGTACATGAACAACTTCGCACTGAGCTTGAGAACGCAGAGATTGAAAAGAAAAAACAAATGGAAGAGTTAGAATCTCTTGCAACAACCAATAAAGAGCTACAATCGGCACTTAATAAACTAAAAGACACTGAGAAGAAAATCCAAAAAATCAATGGATTAGATAGGGAAGCTGTACTTGAAAAAATCACCGACCAACAGCGTAATACTTATTGTTCTGGTGCAGCCCTAGATGCATTATGGAAAGCTCAGAAGCTTGCTAATTCAGGGATGCTAGACGCAGCCATAAAAGCTCAAGAAAAGCTTGCAACATCAAGTGCTTTAAAAGCTCGCGCCCAGATTGAGAGCTCAGGTGTTCTAAACGCGGCCATAAAAGCTAACGAGCTCATCCCACGCTCACAGCGAGAGTTGCTGCGTAATTTAGAAAAGCCAAATAAAAAAGATTAGAGAATCACTTCATTTTCCGAGAAGGTTTAAATTTAGTGGGCAACCATTCGGCGGCTTTCATCCGGCGGCCGCCACGAAACGGTAAGACGTTTTCTTTGGCAGGATAAACCTTGGGATACTCAAAGTGTCCGTACATTTCAACAAACTGACGATGTTCGTCACGCCAGAACACAAAGCTTTCCAATTCTTTAGGGCTGAACTCACGACCGGATGGTGTGATTAACACAGCGCGTTGCTCACAAACTCGGAAACCTGACCAACGGATGTCATTAGGCAAATAGCCAAGTGACTTGATGAGTAGAAGTTTTTCCGCCATCGGATTCACCGGAACAGTGCCATCTAACCAACGAACAACCGTCGGCTTGGTAACGTGAAAAAACTCGGCGCCTTGCTTAATGGTTTTAAATTCGCGCCAGAATAGAGTGCAGAATGATTCGTGAAACATGACAACGCTCGCAATTTGATGAACAGACTAAAATTATTTTTTTCTTGTTTTTTCGCCTAAACCGAACGCCTCATAATGTGGCGGTAAGAGTGTTGGGCGAGTTTTGTAGATTGCGGGAAACAATCGCCAGTAATAGTACAAACGACTTAAACGTTTAAAACTCACAAAATTAAAATTTACGGCTTGGTTATCAGACACTTATGAAAGGCTTAATCAAAGAGTTAGACTTTGTTAACAAAACACCCCTTGGTGCGCATTATATCTGCTTATGTTGAATGCGATTGCATATGCTAGTCCTATAAAATGTCTCTCTTTTGAGGGACTATTCAATGAAGTATCACGAAATGACTAAAAACTATATTTTTCGTGAATTTGAATGTGGTTTAACCGTCGAACAAGCTGCTGAACTTTGTTTAAAAACTGTGAGAACCGTCAAAGAATGGGATAAGGGGAAAACCATTCCACCGGAGTGTAAACGGCTCATGAGAATGACGAAGGGAAGGGAACTGAGCCCATCAGAACAATGGGAGCACTTTAAAATGCATTATGACAGGTTAGAGCTTCCAACAGGGCAGCTTGTAACTGCACAACAGGTTTTAACAGGAATAGCTTTGTTAGAGATTGGAGCGTTGACTGATTTGGAGGCCGCCGGAAAAATATTAAAATATGCTAGAGCATTAAAGAAAATAATGTAGACAATAAAGGCAGCTCTCATATTGCTGCCTATACATTACCTATTAATTATAGGGGAAACTACGCGGACGTTTCGTTCTTCAATATAGCTATAAAACTGCTTTAAACGACGAATATGAGCTTGAACCATTTTAGTTCGTTCGAAGTCAGTATCAACGAAATTATCTAGCCAAGAGACTGGTATACCGAGCAATGAAATCAATCGTTCTGAATGTCGCTTACAAGCGGGATCTTGGGAGAATGTGCGAACAGCTCTGTCAGGAGAGATATTATTTAAATCTAGCTCCTTAATTCTATTTTGAAGCTCAAGATAGACCCTATCAATAACCTCTTTATTGATAGCATAAGTGTTGATAGCTTCCAAGGTAGCATCAGCGGTAACTGTTTTCGCACTTATCTTCATATAACCCGGAGATGCATAATGAATGGCATCTAACTTACTTCTGTCAGCCAAAGACAGAGCATCTCTAATTTTGTTATAAAAGTGGTAAGCGCTAAATCCACCTTGCCAAGGCATTGCAGAGTTCAAACGAGTTAAGCCACCTTTAGATGCAAAAATGAAGTCATGTATTTGAGTGAACTTTCGATATATATCTTTTAAGTCTTCAAAATCCCATTCATCTTCAAATAGCAAAGAGGTAGTATTTTCATCTTCCTCATAATCTTCAATACTTAAATGAAAGGTGTCTTTAGGGAAGTAATGTTCTGGAAGTTTATCCATATTAACTAATTGATAACGGTCGCTATCAATACCTTCATCAGCCAAAAAGAAAAAAGAATCGGGCTGCTTCTTCATTACTTCTTTAACAGACTTTTCGCCATTGACTAGACGCAATCTGTCTTGCTCCTTTACTTTGAAGTATAGCCATCGATTGTAATTCTCATCACAATCACACCAATACTTTAGGTATGTCTCACCATGCTCGGTTAAAAACTCAGACAGTAAAGGGCCATCAAAGTAAATTAAATCTCTTTTCCACTCTAACTCTCCTAAGGGCAGTGTATCTAGAGTTTGACCTGTAATATTATACATTTTTTGATCCTAAAGAGCTCTTAACTTTCTGAATTTAGGTAATAAATCAACGCCTTTAAATTCAAAGACATCGAAATGACCACGACTATTTGGTTTTGAAGCAATACCGTCATTTACATCTATCGACCCTTCAGCAAGAAAGCTGCCAATTGATTTGGCTATATGTTGATTAGATTCTTGCAATTCTTCAAATTTAGCTAAAGCGTTTTCTTCTGTATCGAACATAGAAAGCGCTAGCATAGAGCACTTAACTCTATTTTTTCGGGCTTTATCTACTCGGCTCGGAGACATCTTTCCTACGGGTAAAAAGCTACCATGATCCATCTTCTCAAAAACAAAACGATAAGCGGTTAGTGACTTTGGGGAACACCCTTGAGGAGGGCACTGAGGTACAGCGTCTAAATCCGTCTGATACTTCATTGTAATTAGTCCTCGTTATGAAAATGGCAGGATTATCTACAAGATAGTATGCATAAGCAAGTCGTTGTGTATTTTTTTGTTGTTTAGCTCTTAATTTAAGATAAATATCTTAAGCCAATTATATGCTTTAACCGTGAGACACTAATAGTAAATTGGTGTTTTTTTCTTTGACCAAATATGAAAGCACTAAAATCCTTGTCATCATTGCCCAAATAGCAATATGCTACTGCATACGTAGGTTGTAATGGGTGGGTATAAAAGTGATTGAGTTAATTATAGTTTTTTCTGTTCTTTGTATCGTGTGCCTGTTTGCAAAGGGAGGAAGAAAGAGAGGCGACAATAAAGTTAAAGCTTTTGTAGATTCAAGCCCAATTGATGTTCCAGATGGTGATTTTCAGAAAAAAAACGTATCTGTTCCTCACAAGAAACACAATACGCTGTGCTCAAAGGCTGAGAGTACCTTTCATAAGACACTGTTAGATATATTGCCATCTGATTGTATTGTGCACTGCCAAGTTTCAATGATGGCATTAGTCCAACCTGTGAACTTTAAAGATAACTCTAAAACTTGGGCTAAGAGAGTGGATTTCGTTATCACAGATCGAGATACAAAAGTAATCGCAGTAATTGAGCTGGATGATTCCTCGCACAGACAGAAAAAACGTCAAGAACGAGACTTGTATGTAAATGCGGCATTCGCAGGGCATCACAAATTGCTGAGGTTTGAAGCTATGGGGAGCTATGATCCAATAAGCATTGCTTCAGTCATTGAGAGAGAGGTTGGTTTGAAGTGCAACATATCCGAGCCAGTTACACAATATGGGTAGAACATATTTAGTAGATGGGCCGAGCTGTTACAGTTCGGCTTTTTTGTATCAGTGCTCAAGGTTAGTAAGGAGTAGGAATTTACCCCCGTAATACAGATTCGGGGGTTTGCTCCGCTTTTAGGTCCCTCCCGCAAAGCGGGCCCCTCCCAAAATGCTCGCAATACCGCGCACATAATAAAAAAGGGCTCGTATAGAGCCCCATGATTAAGTTCGGTGTGGAAGTGCCAAGGTTTGGTGTCCTACATGTTCCGCTTCCTCGGTCTACGCAGACTGCGCTAGCTTCGACGCTGTGGCGAGCGGTCTAGATATGGACAGGCATGTTTTGCTGCAATATGTCTGATGGCTTTTCTCTTTGGCCGCACGTGAAAATCCTCTCTGTTTCTCCCCAAGTCACTCGATACACGCAATCGCTCAACACTTCGAACTGATACCCAATCTTTACCAAGTCCAGATGATCGAAACTGAATAGCTTGTCGCGACCATCGTACACATCGATGTATATCTTGTAGAACGTCAGGTCACGGTCGAGTTCGGCAGCATACTTCAGCCGTTTGGCGTAGGCGATTTGCTTTGCGTATCCGGTGATGTAGAAGTCGTAATCTTCCAAAGGCCCGAACCCTGATGCTTTCTTTTTCTTCTTCGCTTTGGTTTCTGCCGTATCTACCGTTGGCGTTCCATCAGGCAGCTGCGTTTGTACTGGTTGTGGTGGTTTAACGGGGTCGGGCGGTTGCTCTGGCTCCGGCCACCAAGCCCAGATATTGAAAACTAACCCAAGCGATAATAGCACCGCCGTTCCGACGACAGGCCAACGCTTCCAGAACGGGCGAATGTCTTTTGCTTCGGCTTCCTGCACTTGCTTGTTGGATTGCGAATGACTCTTATAGAACGGGAAGTATTCTGACTTATAAAATCGGGTAGAGGTGTTCACCACTTCACCGGCACAACCATCTTGCACTTTCTTGGTGTAAGAACTGGTTGAGCCCATGGCCGTGTTCTTTGTGCATCGGTAGGTCACTTCAATCATGTCCTTAATGTCTCGATGCACTTTGCGGATGTTCTGTGTAAGCAAGATGATATCGACACCGTAGTGACGGTGTATTGAGTACCATTCTAGAATGGGCGCGGCCAAGCCTCGACTTGGCAAGCTCATGTGCGCCTCATCGACCACATAAAGTGGCCCTTGTCCTTTTTCATTGCGCCATTCGTCCGAGTAGTCTTCAATCTGGCTAAACGGACGCGAGGTTGAGCCGAAATCCGTTAAACGGCCATCCACGATTTTGATGAGTTCTCGAACGTCTTCACCAAACACCTTAACGAACCAATCAATGTTTAAGGTGATATTGGTAATGACTTTGCGGCCATCCTTAATGGCCGGAATAATGTGGTAGGCAACCGCCTCATAGGTTTTACCGCCACCTGGTCTTCCTGCTATGGCGTATATCATGAGCCTAACCTCGTAAACGGAATCAATTGCAGCATCAAGCGCACCGTAATAGCGGCCAGAATGATAGACAGGCATTGAGGCACACCGACCGCCGCCATGACCCAAGCCACCGTAGGCGGGATACTGGTCATGTACTGGCTCATATCGACCGGAGCGAATAGGGAGAACACACCAGAGAGCAACAGATTCACCATTGCCATGATTTGCTCAACCGCCCAAAAGAACAGGTCTTTGAGCATGTTGACCAGCGAGATTAAAAGCTGATAGAGGAACACCAACAGCTTGTTAAATAAATCGACTAACCAATCCATATTAACCTCCAAAAATAATACGACGCGCCGCAAACACTGACGTCATGATGAGCACCGCACGAATAAAACCGAACACCCAATCAAAGCTGATTTGTTCCTCAAAACTGAAATCACCGAAGAACGGCACAGGGAGCACGAAAGAAGGGCGCTTAGCACTGGATAAGTCGAGGTCACCAAACGAGTTCACAAAGTTGTCGATGGTGTTGTGTTTAAGATCATCTAACTGCCCAGACACCAAACCACCTAAGCCATCGGGATAGCCCGACTCATAAAAGCCGGTACAACTTTGGGACTCGATACACGTACCACCCGTACCTGCACCAGACGTATCTGTGTTTGCGATACCGTCTAAGGTGTCAGAAATACCGGAAACTTCATCCGCGATACCATCCATTGCCCCTGCAATTTTCTCTACATCGTCACCCACACCATTAATGGCATTGGTGTTCTTGTTCATGGCCGTGGTGATGTCAGCATTCGCTTGTTGGATAAGGGCCTTAGTGTTTTCGTAAATCTTGTTGTCGTTGATTTGCTGTTTTTGAATGGCTTGCGTGTTGGTGACCATCGACGCGTTCAGCGCAATGATTTGGTTTTGAACGTCAGCACTGGCTTGATTGATGTCGATGTTCATGTCATTCAGGGCTTTGTTGACGTCCTTATTCATCCCTGTAATGGCTTTCAGAACTGCCGTGTCTGTCGATTCATCGGTGTCAGGCTCTTCCACGTCTGGCTCACTGTCGGTATCCGGTGGATTCACCGTATTGGTTGAGTCGTCAGGTAATACGCTAGGGTCTTCGATGTCACCTGTCGGGTCGTCAGGGTCATGAATTGGGTCATCAGGAATAATAGGGGTGTCAGGGCCATCTTTACTCCAGAAGAGTGTGCCGCCTTCACACTGATTGCCTTTGAACTGGAATGTTCCATGACAGATTGTGTTTTGTGTCCATTCGCCAGAATCAACGCCCGTACACAGCGTGGTATCACTAGGAATGCGTTCTAGTTCGCATCGGGTTGCGCCAAAATCGCCATAGCATGCCCCTGTGACCTGTTCACCATAGACGTACGCCAACCATTGAAGCAGCTTGGTTTCATCGATGGATTTTTTAAACTGGCAAGCGTCCATACAGGTGCCGTCAGGGTTTTCACCATACTCACACGCAGGAACGATAGGCTCGCAGGTGTAACCGTCACCGTCTTCTATTCTTTCATGGTCTGCTGGACACTTAGCGGTACGATGAAGAAACGTTGCAGCGTGATATCTCGGGTAACTGGGACTGGTTGTGTTACAAATAATCATTAAAGAGAATTTACTACTCTCTATAGAGCATGACTTCGTATAGAAGTCTTTGTAGTTAACAAACTTATTTTCATAACAAGAGACATACGAGTAAGGATTAACCCTCTTACCCAAGGACAAGTTACAGTTAGGATAAGCGGCAACATCGCTAGCGCTGTAAGTTGGTTGAACTGCGCTTGCATTAAGTGATAAGAACAAGCACGAAAACAGAAGTAAAAAGAGTGATTTATTCACGTTTTCACCATTAAAAAAGGGGACCGAAGCCCCCTTATCCTCTAAAGTTTTGGCTGGCCACGTATCCGGCAATGCCACCCAAAAGCACAAAGACGATGAGTTGGACATCGTGGAGAACGGCCAACATAAACTTAAGCCTTGTTCACAGCACGCTTAGCAAGAGTGATAGATTTGTAAGCCATAGTAATGCCGACAATCACCAGACCTGCCGCGCCGATTTTGGTTGCCACACCAGATAAGTCGATAGCGGAGAACGGGTCAGCTGCACCACCTTCCGCCGCCATAGCAGGGACAGAAAGCACCGCAACAGTGACGGTTGCCACCGCTTGTTTACCGAACTTTTTAAGCGCGTTTAGACGTTTCATAACAGATTCCTCAAAGTAGTTTTATTAAACGTATTGCCATCTTGATGGCGTAAGTTGAGAGATATCCGCCAACGAACACCAAGCTGAAACCCAAGCCGAACGCTTGAGATATCTCTCCTGGAGTCAGCTGTGTGTAGCTCATTAACGTGTCATATTCTTGAGCCGTCACCATGACATAACCACGGCATGAAGCCGTTTCAATGTCAGGAACGACAGCGAGAAAACCGTCCGCGTTAGGTAAAGCACACACAGGCATAACGAAATTCCTTATTTAGCCTTTAATGAGGCTTCAAAATGTTTCTTGATGTCGTCATCCACAGGGATGAGTTCTGTCACAATGGCACCTGCCAATGGATCGTCTGGGTTAATCTCCAAACGCAATTGGTATTCACGGCGAGGAACTAGGGCACCTGTGCGCTCAAGTAATAGGGCGTATTGATGATCAATCATCAACGGTTGGTCCCATTGGGGATTCACATCACCCGATTCACCGATAGTGCGGCGTTTGAATTTCTCCGAGTTGATTTCACGTAGAGGACGTGACACGTTCAGTTGAGCACTATCACCACGTGCAGAGTTCCAAGTGATATCCATGCCAAGTACAAAAACGGATTTAGCCATTTGTTAAGTCTCCAATATGTGAGTCACCAACTTGCCGTAGGTATCGGGGAAGGTGAATTTCGTTCCATCACGGACAAGGGAACCGACGACGGTTTCAATGTCGCCCTCATGGAACTCGATAAGTGAATTAAGGATTTTCCCGTACTGACGACGCATCCAGTGCGCAGAGGCCAACAGGTCTAACGCCGCGCGTTTGGTCGGGACAGGTTTGGTATTGAATTTCTTAGCGGTAGAAATCGAGGCGGCGAAATCATTGAGCGCGGCATACGCGCCAGCTGGATTCAGCAACACATCAACATTCCATTTTTTCAGCTCGACTTCAGAGCGATACCAGACAAGACCCGTGTTTGCGAGTTTCTGCTCAAGAGCCTTGTTGTAGATACGCCAGTAAATGCGCGAGGTACGCGAACCAATCGAGTATTGCTCTTTGGTGTAAATCGGTTTGCCGTCTTTGCCGATACTGGCAATGGTCATATCTTCATGAAGCACAGGGCCACGACCACGTTCTGCGGTGCGGAAACAGTCGTCACGCCACGCCTTGTAAGCGTATTCGCAATCAAAAATCCCGTCGTAATCGTCATAGGCCAAGTCAACACGCGCCAAAGTTTGCACACCAAGCACATTGGTCAGCCAGTCATGTAGCGACCACGTAGGACGACGGGCAAATACATGCTTGCATCCCGTTCCGTTGATTTGGAAATGCACCGTGTCATTGTTACCGCCGATACCAACGAAGCCGCAGAAGTCCTCACCATCTGGCGAAGTCAGTTTCATGGATTCGGTGTAAAACTGGAAACCCAAACCGCGAGGCGCAGACAGTGACAAACCAAGCACTTGATTGGTAAAGATGCGCAAGCAATCTTCTAAGTAATTGCGATAGCAGATATCAAACGCTTTGTTGTACGCATCAACCTCGTCGGAAGTCTGAGCGACCGTCGGATTAAACACAGGTGGAGCAGGGAACTTAGGTGCACGACAGTGACGCTGTAACAGTCCAGATTTAGCAAAGCCTTTGTATTCCTCATGCTTGTGCAATCGACGAACCGCATCATGACAATGGCGTAAGTCTTTCACGGCAAACGTAAAACACAGGTAATCAATATGAACGCTTTGCTCATCGAAACTTTTAAGGATGTTAGTTGCAGTAGTCATCGAACACCCCCATATTGATACGTTGTTCAACGGTCGTGTTGGTGATGGACACCAACTCATAAGAAGCGAACTGAGACGAAGCCCAAGACTCAAGATGAGACATGGATTTAAGCAAATCCCATTCGTCGCAACCTTTGACCAACACAGAAACCGTGTAGTCAGGCAGCAAGTCGTAATAGATGATTTGAGCTTCGTTCATGAGTACTGAGCCTCCAATGTTGGAGTGCCAAGGCTGAGTGGCGAACGAAACCAAGCTAAAATCGGCAGGGCGCTGATATTCAGTTCAAACGGTATGGTGTCGTTCTTAGCCTGTTTATCTTGTAAACAAGCAAGGATTTCAGTGACAGCGTCACCAGTAAATAAAACCCCGTTAGACAAAGACTTACCAATGCGATGTACGCCAAGTTTCTTGAGATAGCGACGAATCCATTTGGTTGGAGTTGGCATTGAACGAGAAACCGAGCGAACCATCAGAACGCCTTGATTGAGTTCAAAGCGCAGAGAGCCAATGAACTGAGCTCGTGATTGGTTAGCGGATTTCTTTACGGACTGATTAACGCGTTTAACTGATTCTTGCTGTTGTTCGTGTTGAAGACGACGTTGTTCAAGACGAGCGTGAAAGGCTTTTTGCTCAGCAGAGCGTTTGAGTTCGTTAAAGTAGTGATGACATTGAATGGCGAACTCAGTGAGTTGGCCGTCATCATCATACATAGATTGATTCAGGTGCTTACGGAAGAACACGCCAGTAAGTCGAGGACTAAGCGCACATTCATTTTCGATAAGGGATTTGATTTGTTCCGTAAGCATAATGACACCTGACCAATTGCGATTTATGGCAATCGTAGTTGCGAAGAATGGCAACTGCAAGATGCGATTTATGGCAACTTTGTGGCTACAATGAGAAGAAATGGAGGTTCTTATGTACACAGCTGAACTAATTAACGCCTACAAAAAGGCGAAAAACTACGTACAAGATAAGCAGGTTGCGCACGATTTGAATCTAGACCCGCCGAAGATTAGTAAAATTCGCAAAGGTGTTAGACAACTTACTGATGAAGAAGCAGTTTTTCTAGCACACGGCGCAGGTATAGACCCGGAGATTGCGTTGCTAGGATGTCACGCTGATCGCAATGAAAACCCAGCTATAAAAAGCATGTGGGAAAGCATTGCAAAAAAGTATAACGGACTTGGATTATCAAGCATTTCAATGGTTTGTGCCGGATTGGCTTTAGTGATTGCAAGTCCACAGGAACCACTATTGCAGTGCGCATTATATGTGTTATGTTAA